ACTGTCTTGACCTGTAATTTTTTCTCCAACAATTGCATCGGTATTAAGATTAAGTCCACTTACAAATGTAAGTTGATCTAAAACGGGTGTATTAGTGTTTTTTGATTCTAAAACTCCGATAACATTAACAACATCAGGGAAATTCAAGCATATTTCTTCGTCTTCAACTCTTAAACCATATCTACCATCTTTAATAAGGTTACTATTTTCCGTTGATATACCTGTGCTACGTGTGATTTCTACTTGATTGCTTCTAGAAAATATTTTTGATTTGCTAGTAATACCAATTTTTTTAAGAGTAACGTTTACAGTGGCATTACCACTTGTTTTAGATAAACCATTAAATACAACATCATTTCCATTATTTGTAATTGTTACCTGATCTGATGTCAATGGTTCAACACTTCCATCAGTATAATGAACAGAGTATTTTTCTGCATCGAAAGGTTCAAAGAATGCACTTGTAATACCAATTGTTGCTGCTAATCCCACTTGTGAAGATACAGTTATTTTTCCTCCACCAGCAGTAGGATTATTTGTAATCGCTTGATTAGTTAATTGTTTAGAAATTATTAAATTAGAATTAGATGTATCAATAATAGATACATTCTTCTTTGGAAGTCTTGAGTATAAACCACCTCTAGTTAGATTTGTTATTCTTGGAACTTTAACTCTAAAAGTAGAGTTTGTAGAAATACCCGCTGCTAAAATAGTTTCTTGGTTTACACCCGTTACTCCAACTCCTAAAGGTGAAAGTGTTAAAACCTCTCCATTATCAGATATGTTACTTACACGATTAAATACTGGATCAGGAAATGTTCCATGATTATAAGCTATGATTGCATCAGTTTTGATACCAACTTTACCACTAAATCTACGATTGGCAACGGTTGCAGTATTTGTTCCAGAACCACCGAGAACTGATAAATTATCTGTTAGTGAAAAATTAGGTAATACACGATCATAAAGAACTGAATCTGCACTGAAATTTGATGCTAATGTTGCAATAGCTTTTAATTGAAAAACTGATTTAATATCATCAGTAGTATATGCATCTATTGCTAGAATTGATGGTGATATATTGCTTTCTATCTCATTTACTACTATCTGTTCACCCTCGATAAATGTTCCAGTGGTCTCTGCAAGACTTATCTCAGATGCATTTGGCAATTCCGCAACAAATCCAATTGCACCACTTGCCACTCCTCTAATTCTAGTACCAACAGCAATTTGTGTAACTTGAGAAACCTTTAATATGGTAAATGTCTGAATATCATATAGATGTAAATCAAATTCTGTAGAACCTCCTGTGTAAGGAGCATCAGAGGCACCAAAAGAATATACTCGTGCTTTACCTATCTTTATACCTCTACTTGATGCTGAATTAGGATTAGTTCCCCTTTGATTGTATAAATCCACAACATTGGTGTTTGATCCACCTAAATTAATGAAAGGTGTGCCAAAAACATTATTAATTTTAAGATTACTGCCTAAACTAAATGGTATGGAAGAAGCACCTACTGATTTAATATCTCTTGGTTTTTCAACATCAAGCACTGTTGTGCCAGGTAAGTAGACATCAAATCCTCTAACATATGCTTTACCAGGTGATAATTTAACACACATCAAATCTTCAGACGGTGTGTTACCTTGATCTGTTAATTGATTAGATGTATATAATCCTTTAGACCCAATTTCATCATTCAATGAATTTTGAGTATTAACACGGAAAGGTTCAACTGCATAGTTGCCTGATTCATCAAAAGTTCTCTTTGCAAAATATTTTTTAATCTCAGAATACACAGTCGTATCCTGTAATTTTTTAGTCTCTCCATCTCTTACTCTAAACAATTCGACAAAATTTGTATCATTATAATCCTGTAATGATTTTTTTGCTAATTTAGCAGTAATCTTAAATCTATCAGCACCTGGTGCAGCAAAGTTTGTAAATCCTTTTGCATTATCATATAATGATTCATCATCACTTGCATTAACAACTTCCTCAATAATTTCAAAACCAACTCTATATGATGGTCTATTAGAATATGGGTCAAGTATTATAAGAGATGTAGGAACATCTACAAATAATCCTCTCATAAAATACACACCCTTACTTACACCAAAGGCAGAACCTGTTGCAGATGCTTGTTCTGAAACAAGAGTAAGGATAGTATCATTTTCATTTAAGGTTGTGTTTCCGTATGTAAATGGTTCCTCAAGTATTAAAACTTCACCATTTGGAAAGGCAACACTTTCACCATCAGTTCCAGATTGAACATACTTGATAAATATTGTAATTTCATCAACATTTTCTTCTGGAGGTAATATAAAATTCTTTATAGTTGCAACAATACCTGAATTTTGACCTCTTACTCTTGTACCTTTTCCATTATTATTCGCTACAATTTCGTTTAAGTAAACTGACACATCAATGCCTAAGTGTGCAGCATTTACTTTAACTGAAAAATAAGATGGATCATACTCAATACCACCAGGTATGACCATTGAACCTTCCTTAAAAATGTGCTTACCGAAAGATTCAACTTGATTTTGTAAAATGGACTGTAATCCAGTTAGTTCTCTTGCTTGAACTGGATGACCAGGTCGAAATAAAATCTTGTAAAAATTTTTCGCCTTATCAAAATCATCATAGTAAGGATTGATATTTAAATTTGTCTTTTGTGGCATTGTTAGAATTCGAGTATGATTTTAATGTCTTCCTTTTGGCGAGAGTTTCTCACAATTTCAGGTCTATTGTCTAGATAGACTATTTCACCTGACCCTTTATTTATCTCAGATTCAGATAACCCTGCATTAAAATTAGTTCCCAAGTTAATTAATTTATTTCCAGTTGGGTTTGTTGTGATACCTGAAAAATTGACTGATATTGAACCAGAGAAACCAGATGTTTTACCTTCAATGTCATTCGCAGTATTTGCTGACTCGAATTGATAAATTCTTCCAGTTGTAGAAATTCCAGTATAATCTGTATGATCATAAGTCGTTCTATTAAAGTGTAAAGAACGATCTCTAAAATACTTCAATACCTTTGTTTCTTTATCGTATGATGCTACAAATCCAGATGATACCTTACCAACATTGGGAGAAACTGTAAGAATTTGACTTATCTCTTCTCCAACTACAGGAGTTCCAGTAACTGTAGTAAATTTAAACGCTTGTAATGATGAATAAGTTGTGTCAGTATAAACAATGCTTGTGCCAACTTTAGTTGGATTCTTTACAACACCAACCTGTGCAAATTTAGTATCGATTGGAAAATCCTTTGTTGAATCATCAAATCTAGCGTAAATGATGACCTTATCAGTTCCTAATTCAGAATATATGTCTGAACCATGACCTAAACCTGGCGGAATAATCGGAACCAACTTTGCTCTATTAATCGCACTAACATTACTATTAAGTGTACCTAAATCAACAATAGCATAACTGTATCCTTTACCACCAGCACTAACAGTCACATCAACTATCTTACCATTCTGAACATCTACTCTTGCTTTCCCTCCTGTCCCATCACCCATAATATCAACTTCTTGACCTAAACCATTTGCATAACCTGATCCACTGTTTTCAATGTAAATATGCTTAATTTGATTTAAGTTTACATCGGAATTACCATTTTCTCTTACTGCTCTGATTTGTGAGTCAGTTGAAGTCGACCAATTATTTGGAACTGTAATATATTCCGTAGAATCAAATTTAATTATATCACTCGGAGATACTGTAAATAAGTATTTCCAAACATAACCATCTCCACTATTACCTGCCTTTGATGGTTCTAAATCTGTGAAAGTTGGTTCGTCTTGAGATATATTTCCTAAAACATTGTCACCTGAAGAACCATTATCAATACAAATATAAACTTTAAAGTCGGAATTTATCACATAATAATTAGCATCATATAGTCTATTCGCTAGTGTTAATGGACTTTGATTTGTTGCACTATAATCATCTCTATAAATTTCATATCTTGATCCTGAAGCCCAATCTACTCTTCTTATAATTCTTCTTATATTTGCTGATGATATCCTTTTTCCAAACATCATTGTATCACTAGAATGAGCACGATATGAGAAACTATCTGTAGGTGCAGGTGTCTTATCGCTTGTATTCCAATCTGATGTTCTACCATATCCAGCAAGAGTTGGTGCTCCTGTAGGGTTAGATAGTCCTATAAAAACATAGTAAGAATTATTTGTATTTTCGACTGATTCTACAAAATTATTTGCGTTCAGAATTCTAAACTGATCAGTAACTATTGCTGGCATCGAATCTTAACTTTTCTTTTTATTTATAAGGGGTTCCATAATCAAAGTCCAAATACTCTTATCGACCCAGTTGATCTCAACCCTCTAACAGAGCTATCTACATAATTTTTACGTTGAATAGTTGGGAAGGTTGATAATCCAGCATCAACTGTAAGACCAGTCACTCCAATTGATATTCGATTTACTGAACGAGTTAGATTATTACCGTATAACCTACCCCAGTTTATTGAACCTAGAGAAGTTGTCATTCCTGAGTGACCTGTAGAGTGGAAACCAACAGTGTTTATACCAGTTCCACCTGGTGTAATAGATGAATTACTATTTGTATGCACATCGCAAACAATTTCACCTTTTGGTCCATCTGAAGTAATAGTTTTTACTATGTAAATATTATCTACAAAAGTAGTTCCTATTCCAACAACTGATGCGTTTACACCATTTATAGATGTAACTCCACTGCCTACTTTGGTTCCCGTTACTAATATAGGATAACCTACTTTTAATTTGTTTGCATTTACAATCTCCAATACACCACTATCATTTTGTGTGACTGCAGTAAAGAAGAATTTAAGTGCAGGTTTTCCACCTGTTCTTGTGGTTTTCTGTATAGCTGTGATGATGCCTGTATAACCCTCTACATTTTCAATTGTATTAATCTTTTCAGTTTGGAATGGAGGAAGTGAAATTATCACTTCAGGTGGTTTGGTATAAGTATAACCTAAACCTGGATTCACAATTAAAGGTGATGTGATTTGACCATTTGATACAGTTGCAGTCGCAGTAGCGATGCTTCCAATTCCAACAAAAACATCTTCTGGAGCTTGAATTCCAATATCAACAGTGCCTGTATAACCTAAACCACTATTAGTTATAGTTAATGCACTCACTGTTCCAGCAGCTGAAACTGTTGCAGTTGCTGCAGCACCAACACCAATACTACCAGATGTGATTAATGCGTCAACTTTGCCATCACCACTTTGAGAGTATCTATCTTTCTCATAGTGGAATGAAGTTGCATCATCTACAAATATTCCTCCTGTTAACCCCTCTCCACTTGTTGCTGTTAAATCACCAATAATCTTGGAAGTGGGGTAAATTTGAGGTTCAATAGATGATCTTGTCTTACTAATAACTTCTCCATTAAGAATGATATCAACTTTTTGTTTTTCCCATCTTACAGGTTTGTTATTAGTTTCGTTTACACCTAACCCAGTATAAATGTCAGTTTCAACTAAATCAGCACCTAGTATTTGTTTAACAATCCTGTCACTCACTTGTGATGTTGTTAAACCAACTAGTTTCTCACTTTTAAGAACTCTAAATTCATCACCAATTTTTATAGTTTCCTGAATATCACCAATAATAACGTCAACACCAGATTGTCCTTTATAGAAGAAAATATCAACCTTATCGTCAGGAGCAGGTGGTTCTGTAAATGTAAATGTTGAGCCACCCTCAAATTGATATGATTCTTTTGGTTTCTGTAATACCCCATTAATAAAGATGAGAAGAACAGCATCTAAATCAATTAATTGTGATGTTGAATTTGATAAATCTTTCTCAAAACTTAGAATTTGACCATTAAAGAATAGTGGGAATCTTACTTTTTGACCATCTTGAATATTGGAAATACTATCAATAAAATCAATTTCACCAAACTGCCATGCAGAGAATTTATCTCTGAATATCTCAATTACTTCTAACTCAAACTCTTGAATAGGTTTAGTTAAATGTGAAGCAGTCACTAATCCAACAGGTCTAAACTTATCCCCAACCTTGAAAGAATGACCTGGTCTAGTAATGTTAAAATTGTTAATCTCAAATAATGTAGATCCAATACCAACTGATGTTCTTGATGAACCAACTTCTACATTAAGTAATAGATTAGAACCTGTATCAGTTGTTGTTCCAATACCTAGTCTAGATACACCCTCAACAGTAAGATTTTCGTATATTGGTTCAGGTATTATAAGTGCTGGATTAACATAACTTGTACCAGCAGAAACGATATTAAATGCGAGAGTTCCACCTACACCAACTGTTGCACTAATATCTGCACCAGTTCCACCTCCACCACCTTGTCCAACAAAGAATGTGATTGTGCTTGGGGATGTTACACCTATGCCTGTTTGTATTCCAGCAAATGGATCTTTACCCGAACTGTGACTTCCTGTAATAGA